GCCCTCCTGCCCGGGGGGGGCGACAGAACCAAACGTTCCACCCCCGCCCTCGCCTACCTCATCGTCAAGGCACTCGCGGTCGAGGGATACACGCTGGAAGAGTCCGAGACCGTGGAGGTCCTGTTCGTCCCTCCGCACGCTGTATCTCTCACGGAGAAATACGCGGCCGCCGTCCAGGCGCGCAACGCAGGAGAGGCTCTGGAGACAATCCAGCGCAACATCCTCGGCTACTCACCGGAGCAGATAGCACAGGACAAACAGCGCCGGGCTGAGGAGCAACTGGCGCTCGCGTTCTCCCTGCAGGACAGGCAAAACCAAGCGCCGACAACACCGACCCCGTAGGGCGTCTGGTGATCTGGTGAGGAGGCTGACGTGACTGACATGGACACGCTCAACCGCCTCGCCGAGGCGTACGACAGCCAGGTCCATGCAATCCGCCAGCAAATCGTGTCCTTCGGCCAGGCCTACTGGGACTCGCTCCCTCACTACAGGGCCAGCGCCGTCGAGGACATGATTGAGGCGATAACCCCCAGAGTAACCGCAGGCCAGCTCCGCATAGCCGATCTGACCCGCGCATACCTCGCGCAGTGTGCCCGCGAACTCGGCTGGAGGGTCGTCCTCCCGCCCATCGACCAGGACGAGATCATTGACGCTCGCGGTGTCGACCCGCGCACCGTCTACCGCCGCCCAGCCGTCGACGTGTACACCGCGCTCGCGGCTGGTAAGCCTCTGCCGCAGGCTGCGGCTGAGGGGCGTCTGCGGCTGACGCAGTTGATTGGCGGGGACATGCAGCTGGCGAAGGTGCATGCGTCTCGCCAGTCGATGCGGGGCTACCCGGAGGAGGGGCAGTTCTATCGGCGTGTGCTCACGGGGCGCGAGAATTGCGCCCTCTGTGTGGTCGCGTCGACGCAGCGCTATTACCGTGGTGACCTGCTGCCGATTCACCCGGGATGCGACTGTGGGGTGCAGCCTCTTCCTCCGGGCCTGGCGGTCAATCAGGTGATTGACGAGGACTTGCTCGAACAAGTCCACCAGATCACGGCGGACCGTCTCGGGGTCTCGGACCGGGGTGGGCGTACACCGGATTATCGAAAGCTCCTGACGGTCAGTGAACACGGCGAGTATGGGCCGACGCTGTCGTGGGCGCAGCCCAAGGCCAAGCCCAAAACCAAGGCGGGTGGGGCTGAGCCGCCTAAGCCGCCCAAGCCCCCGAAGAAGACCACGGCACAACCGCCGGATGACTCCGATCGTTTAAAGCGCCTGATGAGCGTTCCTGCCGAAAAATGGCATAAGACGCTTCAGTATGAGGGTGGGGACGTGACAGGGATTCCCGGAGAATTCCGGTATCCGGGGCATGGGGACGGGCGGGTGTTCATCCCGGCTGTTTCGGTCAGAGATGCGCCCAGTGAGCATGAGGTGCTCACGGCGCTGCGCCTGGCGGAAGATGGGATGGACGTGCTGTTCCGCATAGATTCGCGCGAAAAAGGCGCGAAGAACCCAGACGTGGAAATGAATCAGCAGGTCTGGGAGTTCAAAGCACCCACGGGGGAAGGCAAGAACACCGTCGATTCGCAGATGAAGCGAGCGGGGAAACAGGCTGAACGCCTGGTCCTCGATCTACGCCGTTGCGAACTCGACGATAAGAAATCGATCCGGGATGTCCGGCAAGGTATGCAGGGTCGTCATCTTACCCAAGTGATTGTCGTAGATCATGCAGGAAATATTGTACACATTCCGTGAGTGTGCTATCCTAGCGCTGAGGACATCCCGGCAGCCCCTTCGGGCAGCCCAGGTGTCCTTTTCACATAATGCTCAAACTAGCCGACCTCGGACGTAATGCCTGGGTCGGTTTTTTGATACCCAACCAGCCCCCAGCCGTAACGGTGTGGGGGCTTTCGTGTACCCGGAATGGGAGGAATCACCATGAAGAACCACTTGAAGCACCGTCCCTACCTTCGCTTCGTCGACGCCCCGTCCGCAGAAACGGGAGGGGATGCGACGTCCTCGCAGGATGCCCCCGCTGCCACCGCTGAGGATACGGCCCAGCAGGTTGACTGGGAGGCGGAGGCGCGGAAGTGGAAGGAGCTCTCTCGCAAGAATGAGTCTCGGATGAAGGAGAACGCCGAAAAGGCGCGCTTATACGACGAGGTTCAGGAGCAGGGCAAGTCCGAGCTGCAGAAGGCGCAGGAAGCGGCGGCGAAGGCTGAGGCGCGAGCTGCGGCGATGGAGGCTGAGGCGATGCGAGCGAAGGTCGCGGCAGCGACGGGCGTGGACGCAGACCTGCTGTCTGGCTCGTCAGAGGAGGAGCTGAGGGCATCTGCTGAGCGTCTCCTGGCGTGGCGCGGCGCGCAGGTGCCCAAGGGTGCTCCCGCGACGGACGCGGGGGTTCGTGGTGACGAGATCAGGGCTGCCAGGCAGCTCACCAGGGAAGACCTCAAGAAGATGTCTCCCGCAGAGATCATCAAGGCCCGTCAGGACGGGCAACTGAACAACATCATGGGCATCGCATAAGCGGGCCAAGAAAGGACACACAATGACTCTCACGCATTTCATTCCGGAGCTGTGGTCGGCCAGCATCCTCGAGAACTTCCGCCGTGACACGGTGCTCGTCGGGATGGCGAACCGCGACTACGAGAAGGACTTCACCGCGGGCTCGAAGATTCACATCCCCGGCATCGTCGATGTGAAGGTGAAGGACTACAAGACCGGCGCGGTGACTGCGTCCGGCGGCACTAAGGTGCCGCGCACGACTGTCCCCGATGCCGTGGAGTCCACGGGCATCGAGATCATCATTGACCAGGAGAAGAGCTTCGACTTCCTGGTCGATGACATCGACGCTGCGCAGGCGAACCAGTCTCTCGATGCCTACACCAAGTCGGCGGCGGCAGCTCTCGTTGAAGACGCGGAGACCTTCCTGACCGCGATGCTGACTTCCAAGGGCACGGCGGTGACGGGCATCGCGAACCCGACGAACTGGGAGACGGCATACGCCGCGATCCTGAAGCTGCGTGGCAAGCTCTCGGCCGAGAAGGTCCCCGCAATGGACCGCGTGCTCCTGATCAACGCGGCGTTCGAGGAGTTCCTCCTCTCTGACGGTTCGAAGCTCACCAGCTTCGACAAGTCGAACATGACGGATGGCCTCCGCGAGGCGACGATCGGTCGTCTCCTGGGCTTCGATGTGGTCACGAGCCCCTGGCTCGATAACACGAAGCCGATGGCCGTTGCCTTCCACAAGCCGTCCGTGGCCTACGTGTCACAGGTCGAGAAGACCGAGTCGATGCGTGCCGAGCAGACCTTCGCGGACCGAGTTCGCGGTCTGCACGTCTACGGCGGCGCGGTTCTGCGCCCGAAGGCGATCCAGGTCTTCAAGGCGGCATGATGCAGGTCAAGGGAGACAACGGGATCACGTTCGAGCTCGCGGACGAGGTCGCCACGGCAATGATCACGGCAGGCATCCTCAAGGAGATCACCTCCGATGAGGACGCGCTGCCCACTGAGGCCTCGCCTTCCAGTGAAGACATGCCGGCCGACGAGGGCGACACTGCTGAGGAGACCTCGAAGAAGTCCAAGAAGTAGGGGGGACGATGCCTGTTCCGCTGGTAACTGTCGAGGACATCGAGGCCGCTCTCGGCCGCCCCCTCACAGACTCGGAGTCGGCGCGGGCAACGTTCATCGCTGACAAGCTCGCCGAGGCCTTCCGACAGCGCGCACGCCAGACGTTCACCGTCGAGGCGTACACGCACCGCCTGAAGGTCGACGCGGGCGGACGAGTCGTCCCCACACGGGCGCCGCTCGTCTCCGTCGAGGCTGTCACGACCGACGACGGACAGGCGATCCCCTACACCGTCAGGCACGGCTTCATACAAGTCTCATCGCTCGCAAGTGAGTTTGTGGTCGTCACCTACACGGCAGGCCTCTCCGAGGCCCCCGCAGCGGTACGACTCCAGCTCGCAGACAGCGTGCGACGTATCCTCCTCATCCCCGACGCCGCCGCTCAAGGGGCAACCCAAATGACCGAGACGACGGGACCATTCACGCAGACCCGCCAGTACGCCACATGGGCAGTGGGCGGCCAAGCCATCCTCTCCCCAGACGACCAGGCGCTCGCGGATGCCTACCGCCCGCGCCGCGCCGGGCATGTCTGGGTGATGGGAGGGGCCTGACGTGATGGAGGAATGGAAGACCCCGATTCAGGTAGAAGGAACCGTCCATCGTGACGGGGACGGCTACCTCGTCGAGGAACCGAAGCCGCGCCTCATCGGGGGGTGCCTGATCGCGCCGGGACACTTCACTGTGCCGGGGCTCCTCGATCAGGCAGCCTCTGAGCGGGCCGACGAGACCGCGACACTCTACCTCCCGAGGGGAATAACGCTGAGCGTCGGGGATGTCATCCGGGTGCCGGCTGAGCATCCTCTCGGCGGAACGTGGAGGGTCGAGGAGCCGTCCTCGCCGTGGCCGCGCGGCACGTCTGTCGTGATCTCACGGAGGTGAGTGTGGCAGTCAAGTTCGTGCGAAATGACGTCTCAATTGAGGCTCTCCTGCAATCCGAGGCCATCGGCCGCGCGATGGTCAGCGAAGCCGAAGCGGTGCGCGCTGCGGCCGAGGCAGCGGCCCCGAAACGGGATCGCGTGCTCTCGGACGCTTACAAGGTCGAGGCTGTGACAGCCACGGTGAAGACGCGCCGAAACGGCTCGTCTCGCAGGGCTGCAGGCAGAGTCTCCAATGATGCCCCGCATGCCGTGCCCGTCGAGTTCGGGCACTTCACCAGAGACGGCCGCCGCGTCCCCGGACGCCACACGCTCGGGAAACTCGCGGGCTCAAAGCGCGCACGACGAGGAGGCCGGTCATGAAGTACAAGGACCCCGTCCAGGTACTACGAGACGCGATCACCTCAGCAACGGGGGCGCAGACAGTACGGGTGATCCAGGAGGGAAGCCTCCCGGACACATGGCCGATGCCGCTCGTTCACGTCTATGTCACTCAATCCCAGGACCTCGATTTCGAGCGCATCACCTCCGTCGTTGTCGACGTGTATGCCAAGACCCCAACAGGGCCAGGCGTCGTCGGCGCTGAGGCGCTCGCGGACCAGGTCACGGATGTGCTGTCTGCTCGCCCTGTGGTGGGGGCGTCTGGCTGGGTTGACACGGTCGACGTGTCGTCCCGGCTGGGTGTTCGCGCTGCATACGGCGTCGTTGAGGTGGTGGGCCTCAGCGTGGAAGTCACTCAACGTCCCACCGACTAACAAACTCTGATCTGGAAGGGAAACCGATATGGCCGACACCACGACCATTGAAGCGCTGAAGAAGAAGCACAACAAGGCGAAGAACGTGCGCAAGGCGCTCAACGTTCTGGCCTTCGTCGCACCGATCACGACCGCTGTCCCGGACGCGCTGACGGGCGCAAGCGGCGCGATGAAGGAACTCTCCGCGGACTGGACTCCGCTGGGAATCTTCACGACCGATGGCGGAGAGATCACGCCTGACGTGTCCGTGGACGACGTCGATGGCCTGGGTTACGCAGAGCCTGTGCGCTCTGACCTGACCAAGGCAACCAAGACGATCAAGCTCAACATCTTCGAGCTGTTCCGCAAGGAGATGCTGAGCCTGACGCACGGCATTGACCTCTCGCAGGTCAAGGCGAACGCGACCACGGGAGAAGTGGTGTTCGACGATCCGCTTCTTCCCTCCATCCCGGAGAAGCGTCTGCTGCTCGTCGCGGCCGACGGCCCTGCCGATGACGAGTGGCTGATGGGCTGGTGCTTCACGCGAGCCAAGCTCGTCTCAATGCCGACGATCGGGCTCAAGGCAACGGACCCGATTACTGGCGACCTCGAATTCAAGGCATTCGCCGACGAGGCCGCAGGCACGGCCTGCCGTAATTACTACGGCGGCTCGGCGATGCTCAAGCACCGTGACATCACGGGCTTCAGCGTCTGACACATACTGCGGGCGGGGGCCGGGGATGTTCTCCCTCCGGCCTCTGCCCGCTACCACCCCCAGGAGAACACAGTCGATAGGACAACCATGGAACAGCTGACCTTCACGAAGACGATCAAGACGGACGACGGGAACGACCTCGTACTCACGCGAGTCACCGACGACGCCGCCGACGCGAACACTCTGCGCACACAGGGATGGGCTGAAGCCAAGCCCGAAGAGGCCGAAGAAGCCACGCCGACGCTGCCCGCCCCGCCCGCCAGCACCCAGCGCCGCGACAACTGACAAATAGCAACTAGGAGAACACCAATGGCAGACAAGATCACCCCCACCCTGACCCTAGCCGCCCTCAACGACCTCGACGGCGCGGCAGCAGCCACCCCGTTCACCTTCGGGCTCAACAACCGAGTCGTGACCTTCCCGGACCCCCTGGGCCTGAGCCCCGAGGCCGGCGAAGACCTCCTCCTCGACCTTGGCGGCGGCAAGCGCGCCACCGAGGTCATCTCCAAGTGGCTCTCGGAGGAAGACGCCGCATTCGTGACCAAGCATCTGACGCTGCGTCAGATGCTGCTCCTCCTGCGACAGGCGTCTACTCACTATGAGGCATCGCTCGGGTCCCTGGGGGAAGGGCGCGCCTCTACGACCGCCTGCACGGTACGAGAGGGTCTTAATGCACCTTATGGCGCTCCGCGCTTTCTGACCTATGACAAGGCGTTCCAGCTCTTCAAGCGTGGCGTGGCTTAATGCACCTTATGA